TATTCCTCCTGTTGATCTAACTGACTCCGAGGATTAATAAATGACAACCTCTTTTCTACATGGGCCGGAGGTACTGGAAATTGATAGTGGCATACGTCCTATCAGAACAGTTACCTCCGCAGTCATTGGCGTTTGCGGAACAGCCGCTAATGCGGATGCAAGCGTATTCCCGCTTAATACTCCCGTCTTAATAGCGGGGTCTAGGACTAAAGCGGGCAAACTAGGAACAACAGGAACCCTCCCTGTCGCCTTAGACGGAATCTTCGATCAAATCGGAGCAACCGTCGTGGTGGTAAGGGTGGCAGAAGGCGCTGATGAAGCCGCAACACTTACAAACCTCGTTGGAACTGCAACAGGTTACGAAGGAGTCCACGGTTTTTTAGCGGCTGAATCCACAGTCGGAGTTATTCCAAAGATTTTAATTGTTCCCGGTTTTACTCATCAGCAAACAGGATCAACAGCCAACGCGGTAGTAGCAGAATTGCAAGGCATAGCTGATAAGCTTCGTGCAATTATTTTGGCAGACGGCCCAAACACTACAGACGCGGACGCTTTAACTTACGCGACTACTCACGGCAATCAGCGCGTAATGGTGCTTGATCCTTGGGTTAAATGTTGGAAGGATAGTTCGTATGTAGACGAGCCTCCTTCAGCACGCGTAGCTGGTTTAATTGCAAAGTCTGACGCTGAAAGAGGATTCTGGTGGTCACCTTCTAACCAAGGTATTTCCGGAATCGTTGGAACCACTAGGCCTATTCCTTTCGCTTTAGGCGATATTAATTCAGCGGCGAATGTTTTAAATGCTGGAAACGTGACCACAGTAATCCGTGAAAATGGATTCAGATTGTGGGGAAATAGAGGCACAGGAGCAGACAGTAAGTTTGCTTTCATCTCTGTTAGGCGCACAGCGGACATGATCCAAGAGTCACTTTTAAGAAGCCACCTTTGGGCGACTGATCGTTGCATTAATAAAACATATCTTCAGGACGTAAAGGAAAGTGTCAACGAATATCTTCGTTCACTTAAGGCCCGTGGCGCGATCATCGGGGGTGAGTGTTGGGTAGACCCCGAGGTGAACACAGTCGCTAATATCGCCGCTGGAAATGCGACGTTTAATTTCGATTTTACACCTTGCTATCCAAGTGAAAGAGTTACTTTCAATTCCGTTATTACTAACGACTATTTGGAAGAATTCTTGTTTGAAACTAGCGATGTGGATAACGAGTCAAACGTCACTGAAGAGCAAGGCGACGATGACACCACAAACACAGAGACATCGGAGGCTTAACTAGATGGCATTACCACGCACGCTCAAGAATTTCACCCTCCAAGTGGACGGAAAGGGATTCGCTGGACGGATTTCGGAACTAACCTTGCCGACTCTTTCAGTTACGACTGAAGAGTTTAAGCCGGGTGGTTTTGATGCTCCTGTCCAAATTGATACAGGAATGGAAGCGCTAGAAGCTAGTTTCACTTTGGCAGAATATGACCCTGAAGTAATTAAGCTTTTTGGTCTTACTGTCCAAGATTCTGCGAAGCTTGTAGCACGCGGCGCTTTACAGCGTAACGGCGAAGCGGCTGTTCCTATCACCGTCACTATGGACGGACATATTAAAGAGTTCGATCCCGGAAATTGGTCTTCAGGCGAAATGACGGAAGCCGGATTTACTGTTGGTCTTCGATATTACAAATTGGAGATTGACGGCGATGTCGCGGTTGAGATCGACATAGAAAACATGGAGCGCAAGATCGGCGGTGTTGACCAATTAGATACAATACGCACAGCGTTAGGAATCTAATTAAATGCCAGCTAAAAGCACCCCCAAAAGGCCAAGCGAAGTAATCAAGCTTCAGTTTCCCGTCTTAATGGATGGAACTGAAGTTCTTGAATTAGCTATGCGGAGGCCAACAGTCCGCGACCAAATTCTTTTTGAGGATGGTAAAAAATCGGAGGCACGGAAAATTGTCACGATGCTTTCTAACCTTTGCGAAGTTAGCGAAGAAGTAATTATGGATTTGGATCAATCCGATTTCCTTCAATTAAGTGACACTTTGCAGGGTTTCCAAGAGCCTCAGTCCGAGACTTAAGACGGGCAATAGTGATCCTCGGAAAGCTAACGGGTTGGGGCTTAGACGAAATGCTCGATCTAACTACTGACGACCTCGAGCAGTGGTTAAAATCAGCACAGGAGGTCGAAAAAGAAATTAGCAAGCAATTTAAGCGGAAGTAATTATGGCATCCATGCGCGGCCCCTCAAAAATTAACGTAGTCATCGGGGCGCAGATTGAAGCGCTGACTTTAGGGCTACGCAAGGCGCAAGCGCAAGTAAACGGTTTTACAAAATCAACGCAAAGAGCTTTTAACGAAACCGCTGCAGCAAGCAAAAAATCATTTAAAAATATAACTAGCAACGCCGTTTGGCAACAGTCCGCGATAGCTGCGGCTGGTATAGGAACGGTTCTATTTAAAAACGTCCAAGCCGCGGTTGAATTTGAATCCGTAATGGCGGACGTCCGCAAAGTCGTTGACTTCCCAACGCCTAAAGCATTTAGGCAGATGAACAGCGACATAATTGCGTTGTCTAAATCAATACCGATGTCAGCTTCCGGCCTAGCTGAAATTGTAGCGGCGGCTGGACAGGCGGGTATCGCACGACATGAGCTAACAGACTTCGCGAAAACAGCCTCGAAAATGGCTATCGCTTTTGACATGACCGCGTCGGAAGCCGGAGAGTCTATGGCGAAGATGAGGACGGCTATGGGCCTTTCTCAAGACGAAGTGGAATCGCTAGCTGACGCGATGAACCATTTGTCTAACAATATGGCATCCACAGCGCCGCAAATTACAAACTTTATGTTGCGCGTCGGTGCTGATGCTAAACAATTTGCATTTGCAGAAACAGAAGTAGCGGCGTTCGGTTCAGCGATGATCGCAGCGGGCGCGGCTCCCGAAGTAGCGGCGACCAGTTTTAGGAATTTAACTAAAGCACTTTCATCCGGCGAAATAGCTACTAAACGCCAAAGGGATGCTTTTGCAGCATTGGGACTAGATGCGGTGAAAGTGTCTCAAATGATGCAAGACGACGCGACGGGGACAATTCAAAAAGTCTTTAGTCTGTTGCAAGATGTAGACCCCGCAAAACGCGCTTCACTTACTAAAGCTCTATTCGGTAGCGAGGCCCGCGCACTAGCACCTTTGCTAACTAATACAAAATTATTATCTAGTGCTTTAGACGAGGTTGCAGACTCAAAAATATTTAAAGGTTCGATGCTTAAGGAATTTGAAGCGCGGTCTAAAACGACAGCAAATCAAATGCAGCTTTTTAGAAATAATTTAAAAGCGTTGGCGATAGTTTTAGGCTCTACAGTTTTACCCGTCATAAATTCATTTTTAAAATTTCTTACACCGATTATCGCAAGCTTTAGTTGGCTAATTGAAAAGGTGCCTATCTTGGGTGTCGCGTTTATGACGTTAAGTTCAATTTTTGTGTCAATAGTGGCACTTTTCCCGTTAGTAGCGGGTGGAATAATTTTATTAAATCAGTCCTTAATTCAATTTAAAGCATTAGCCGCCGCCGGACTGTTTAGTAAATTTGGCACCGCCGCCATGCTTATGGGGAAAAAAGTTGTAGCGGGCGCAGTTATGGCTTCCGGCGCGATCTGGAAAGTAACTATGGCTATGCTCGCCAATCCGCTTTTTTGGAAAATTGCGATAATAGCCGGAGCCGTAGCGGGCGGAATATTTTTAATAAAAAAAGCATTTGAAGGTCTTACTAATATTGTCGGCGGGACATTTAATATTTTGAAATCAGTTGGTGGGTTTTTTATGAACTTTATCAGCGGCGTTATTTTTGGAGCAAAAAGATTATTAGAAGTCGTTACGTTTGTTTTCGGTGCTATTAGAAAATTATTACCGTTCTCGAACGCACAGGAAGGGCCGTTTGCAAACTTAACTGAAAACGGCTTTTCACTTATGTCCACAATCGCGGAAGGTGTTCAAAACGCAGCGGGCCTTCTTTTAAATACTTTTAAAAATGCCTTCACAGCGCCGTTTAGATTTTTAGGAGGGTTAGTTGGCGCGGGCATTGGTTTCGGCGCGGACATAATTAAAGGCGTTGCGGACGGAATAAGTGCGGCGGCAAATACGGTTAAAGATGCTTTCGCTAAAGCAACGGCGTTTGTAAAAAAAGGAATTGGTGACACATGGAATGCCACAGTAGATTTTTTTAATCCGTTTGATAACAACAAAGAAAATCCATCTGTTACAGATAATGTGGCAGACGGCCCGCAAGGTATGACTTTGCAAACTCCTGTGCCGGGAGTAGCGGGCGCGACCACTGAAAACATTCAAAACAGTACAGGTGGAACAACAATTAATGCACCTTTAACAATTACAATTTCCGAACCCAACGCTAGCGCTGAAGAAATCGCTATAGAAGTCGAAAAAGCTTTTAATAATATAATTGGTGAAGCTAACAGCGGGCAACGCGCCCTACTAAGTGATTAATTATGGCTATAAATTCAAGCGCAAAACCTGTCCTAATGAACCTCGGAAGTTATGAATTCGAAGTTAACACAGCCGCTTATCAAGCACTAAGAAGAAACACCGATTATCGGTGGCCGATGCAAAACAGACTAACCAAAGCCCCTGTTCGTCAATTTGTCGGGGAAGGGGATGATAAAATCACATTAAGCGGACGAATTTATACAGCGTTTAAAGGCGGTTTAGGTCAGTTGGATGAGATGCGCGAAACTGCAAAAAAGGCGGAGCCGTTAAACATGGTCGACGGCAATGGTAAGGTTTACGGCAAATGGGTTATTTTAAAAATCACAGAAAACCAAAGTCAATTTATAGCGGGCGGCGCTCCCCGAAGAATAGATTTTTCTTTGGAGTTAGGGTCAGCGCAAGAAGTAGTTTCAACGGGTGACGGATATACCAGCGAAGACGCAAACGGCAACCGAGGCGGTGGTTTTATCACTGGGCTGATCGACGGTTGGCAAGATTTATTCGGCGGAGGCGCACAGTAATGGCTTATGTCTACAGATCCAGTCAAGGCGATGAGCTAGACGAAATTTGCTTTAATTATTACGGCTATTCTTCCGGCGCGATTGAATTAGTATTAGCAGCTAATCGAGACTTGGCTAAACAACTTCCAAATCTTCCCGCGGGCGTGTTAATTACTTTGCCCGATATTCCAAAGCCTGAAACAAACACAATAAATCTTTGGGATTAAATGAAACCGCAATTTTCAATAACTTCAAACGGGGCAGATATAACGTCGCAAATTAGTGACCGTTTGTTGAGCTTTTCCGTACAAGACGAAGCCGGACTTAAATCGGATACGTTTTCTATAAGTTTAGATGATAAAGACCAAAACCTAGCTTTGCCGACAACGAGTACCCGCCTTGAAATAAAAATTGGGTATGACGATTTAATAAGCCTTGGCACTTTTTACGTGGACGAAGTGAGCGTAAGTTATCCGCCCGCAAAAGTAACAGTGCGCGGAAAAGCTATGGGTAAAAGTTTAAAGAGTAAAAAAACGCGCTCTTGGGATGACCAAACCATAAGCACAATTGTCGAAACAATAGCTTTGGAGCATGGCCTCACGGCGAGAGTCGGAAGGGAATTTGCAAACAAAAAACCGGATCATGTAGACCAAACAGACGAATCCGATGCACATTTTTTGTCGCGTATAGCTACCGAATATGGGGCTATAGCGAAGCCCGCAGGGGAAAATTATCTATTTATAAAACAAGGGGAAGGGAAATCAGCTACGGGGCAGACTTTAAAAACTGTGGAAGTAAACATTGAAGAGTGTACGACCTACAATTGTACTCAAAGCGAGCGTGGAAATTACGATAAAATCGTAACTAAATATCAAGATAAAGACGACGGAAAAGAAAAAACTGTCGAGCATGAGATAGCGGGAGCCGAGCAAGAAGCCGTTACTCATAGGGTCGGAAAAATATACCCAAGCAAAGAAGAAGCGGAGGAAGCCGCTAGTTCTATGGCTAAAGATTTGGCTGCGGGAACAACTGAAATTTCATTGACTATTGTGGGCAGGGCTGACATATTCGCAGAAAGTCCGATTACGCTAACGGGCTTTAGAAAAGACCCTATGGACGGGGTCGATTGGACAATACACAGCGTCACTCACACATTTTCGAACAGCGGCTATTCAACACGAATTTCGTGCAGTAACAAGCCCGTCGAAACGACCAATTAAAACCCCACTTAAAATATATCTAAAAGGAAACTGATGAGCAGCGAAGGCGATATTTCCCAACTTCATATTTATAAGCTTTTAATCGAAGTTAAAACGACGCTCGATTTAACCTTAAAACAATTTGACGAACATAAAGCAGAAGACGGGGAGCAGAAAGAAGAGATTTTTTCGCGGTTAAATAATCTCGAAAAAAAGATGGCTCAAGTAGTCATTATTGCAGTGGTTATTTCTATGGCTTTGCCAATAGGGATTAATGTCATGCTAAAAAACCAAGCCCCGAAAACCCAAATAACACAACCTAGATAGAACGGGAATGAAGGGTATAATTTAAAAGGAACCTCAATGCTTGAATTTTTATCTGTTATGGAAGAATCAAACAAAATTATCGAACTTCTTAGTGCGCCCCAATTTTGGATCGTATTAACAGCAATTTCGGAGATCGTTGGAATTACTCCTAAATTAAAATCAAACTCAATCCTCCAACTTTTACTTTCTGCACTTTGGGCTATTAAGCCAAAAAAGGGCTAGAGGGAATTATCCCTGAAGATACGCAATGGCTTTTTCGTTTTAATACTGACCCGCTTGCAGAATTACGCAAATTCTTGCGGGCCATGAAATTTAAAACGACTTTGAAAGGACGGCTAGATGCTGAAATTAATTCTTTCCACATTCGCAGTAATCAATCGGATGAAAATGATCCTGTCATTATTACCGAAGAAAAGGATGGAATCCTCAAAAGTTATTCCATTAAAGCGCCTTGGGTACGATCACCAAAAAATGATCCTACAACTAAAAAGGCACGAAGGAATAAGACTTGAACCTTACAGATGCACAGCCGATAAACTTACCATCGGCGTGGGTCGTAATTTAGACGACCGAGGCATTACGGAGGATGAGGCTGAATTTTTATTGTTTAATGATATTGGCTACGTCCACGACAACTTAAAAAAAGCGCTCCCTTGGTTTGAAACTTTAAACGATGTACGTCAGCGCGTTTTGTTGGATATGGCTTTTAATTTAGGAATAAGTGGTCTTTTAAAATTTAAAAACACTTTGGAAAATATTGCGAATGGTAAATACGAGAAAGCTTCGCGAAATATGCTAGCGAGTAAGTGGGCCGCACAGGTTGGACAAAGATCGGCAACATTGTCTAGAATGATGAGGACGGGATTAGACCCCGACTATTTATGCAATCAGGTGGATTAGAAGGTCGTTTCGTGGTTCGGGTGGATAACTGTCTCAAAACTTACACCCGATATGACTTAATCCCTAATAGGATTGAAGACATAATTCATTTCGAGCCTAAAGTACCCAAGGGGCCGCACTCAGAAATAGAGCATGAAGAAATTGAAAAGTGGCAACACCGTTTAAACTTACTTATTGCGAGGACTCAATAATGCCCGGTGTCACAAGGATCGGCGACCCCGATTTATTTCATTGCAGCGCTATGACTCGCGCATCTGGAAACCCTACAGTCAAAGCAAACGGTCGTCCCGTTAGTTGCCAAGGCGATGTAAATACTCCCCATTTAAGACCCGCGGGAAAAAAATGTAAAACACATTCCGCGGCAATAATAGCGGGATCTTCAGTAGTTAAAGTCGCGGGGCGGGGCATAGGCAGAATTGGCGATGCACTTGGTGGTTGCACGGCGGTTGCTGGAGGCTCGTCGAATGTGGTGTCTGGGTAATCATATCGCGGGCGGTTTTGTAAAGTATTGTTTCAGTCTTTCCATTAGCCTCTAGACACTTGGCTAGCTCTAACCATTTTGTCAGCGTAACGATATCCATCCCGTAATTCTAAACACGGGAAAAAAAACGTAGCAATCAAACATTTACAGAACTAGCGATCTGATCGTTAATTTCTCTTGCTTTACCGTTAAATAAATGAACGTATCTTTCGGTGCTTTGCGCTGATCTATGCCCTAACAATTGACCAACCTGTAACCTAGAAAAACCCGCGTTAGCGACTTCGCTTGCGTAATGATGACGCAAATCATGCAAACGGAAATCTTTCAGATCCGCAATATCTAGAATTTTTAGCCACATTTTTCGATAACCGTTTAAAGGTTTAGATGGGTCTTGTCCGGCTATCACCCATTCGGAATTAGTTTGTTCTTTTAACTCGCGTAATAAATTCAAAGCGCGTTCGCTCAAATTTATGTAAAGCGGTTCGCCTTTAACTTTCCCCGTTTTGTGATCTTCCCAAGGGACTTTAATAAAGCCGCGGTTCCACTCCACCCACTCCCATTTAGCCTCCATAATATTCCGTAAACGAGCGCCCGTTAAAATAAGCAAGCGAAGGCATTGACAAAAACGCCAACGAATAGCAAGTAAATCAGGGTCATTTATACCGCGTAAACTTTCGTCCAAAGCATTAATAAAACGCTCTTTTTCATGCTCTAACAAATACCGGACGCGTTGGGTTTCTAAGTGCGGCGTGATGCTAGCCGCTGGATTTAATTGATCGTAAATTTCCCATTCGTGAATAGCTAAGTTAAAAGCTTTTCGCAAAACCTGTATGCACTTGTTCGCCGTTACTGGTTTTTGGTGTTTCGCATGAAAATCCTTGACATTTTTTTTCGTTAGGCCCGAAATTTTATATTTGCCTAGCGCCGGATTAATCCAGTTTTTTATATAACCAAGATCGTTTTTAATAGATTTTTTTCGCGGCGTTTGATAGTCGATATATTTTTCTAATAGCTCCGAAACTAATAAATCTTTTCGCTTTTTAATTTGTTCGCCGTGTGGGTTTATGCCTTTTAAAATAAGCGCGTAATTTTCGGCGGCTTTTCGTTCGGCCTGTTTTAAAGTAAAACCGTCTTGCCCTGATGATTTAGCGGGGCCAATTTTTAGTTGCGTTTTTTCTTTTTTGTCGGTGGGCCTGTAACTTAAATAAAAATATTTGTTCCCTTTAGGCATTACCGCAAGATAAAAACCGGGCACGCGACCCAACGCATATTTATAAGTTTTACCGGTAGGCTTTAACTTTTCTATGTCGGCGGCTGTTGTCATTTTCACTATTTTAATTTTTCCCCTGCGGTTTGGATTGCTGAATTGTATAAATCATGCACTCTTTGAGCCAGTTCAAAGTCTTTCCTATTCAATATCTTTGGCATTTGACCTTCTGCATCTACGATTTTCCATGAACCATTTTGCTTTTCGTATTGGCTTGCGTCCCCCCAGTACAAACAATCATCAATAATAGAACTAAGCGTTTTTACTATTTCTTCTTTTGTCATTCCTCTATCTCCTCTATTTACCCCATATTTACCCCAAAACGGCGGGAACTCTATCGACCAAGGGTGTACTAAAAGTAAGTCCAAAAGTCAATAAAAATAAATAAAAACAGTTGGTTAATTATTCTCTACTTACCGCGGGGAACCTCTATTAAATACCCCGATTTTCTCCTCATAACCTGAAGGTCAGAGGTTCAAATCCTCTCCCCGCAACCAACAAAAATAGCGCAAATTCAATTACTTAAACCTTAAATGTCGCAAGGTGGAAAAGTAATTTTTTTTTCATTTACCCCAAATTTACCCCTACTTTTTTTTTGGTAATAATGGCCTTCTTCGTGGGTACGGATTCGGTGGCAGTTTGAACAGCGAATTTGGCATTTTTTAATTTCGTCTATTAATGGCTCAATGTTGCCACCGTCTGAACACCAGCGGGAAATAGAGAAACTTTTTTCAATCGGATTTATGTGGTCAAATTCCAAGACCCTAATATCCCTTTCGCCGCAGTCTACGCACGGGTGCAGTTTTAAATATTCGTGGCAATGTGATCGCGCTTTATGTCTTCGCGTCGCTTGTCTAGCGGCCCGCCTGAGCTTTCTTTCTTCCTCAGAAAAGGTCACTTTTTTTTGTCAATAGTCATTTAATCCTATTCGCACATATATAGCGCCAAGTTTGCAGCGCTTAAAGGAAGTAAAATAGCCGCAAGAGCAAAAATAAAATGGCTTGGCTAAGAACCCAACTCCCGCTTGAAGAGGAATTTGATTTAGAACATCAAGCTCGGTTGGTTGGCGATCACGAAGATCACGAAGAGCTTCAAGACATGGCTTCAATATTATTTCGGCAACTTTGGCTGCAGCAGAATTTGACAGCACAATTAATCCGGCAATGCGCGGAACTAGAATTAAAAAATGCAAAACTCGAAGGCAAAACGGAACCCGCGGCGGACTATATGGAATGGGCGACAAGTTTATATCCACATGATCCGCCCCCACCCGGTGAAAGTGACTTGGCAAATTTTCGGGATGAGTAAACTATAAGAAGCCGCGTTTCTAAAATGATTGATGAAGAAATGTGGCTCGACTACGAATTGCCTTTAGAATTAACTTTTAAACTTGAAAGATTGAGCCGCCTTGTGGAAGGCATGGAAGGTGACGAGCTTTTAACCGTTACGCGGGCTTGCTTGATGCACAATTTTCATTTGATGCATAATTATAAGAAAGCTTTGCGCAAAATTGAAGATTTAGAAAATGAAAGACCAAACCGAAAAACTCGTAAAGCTCCAAGTAAAAGCGGAAAAAGCTAAGACTAGAAAAAAGGCTCAGAAAATTATCAAGAAAGCCGATAAACTAGAAAATAAATAAATTTTTTAAAATGCGAAAGCTTTTAGACCTAATTGCTGTTCTTTCTTTTTTACTAAGTTCGACAATCGTAGGCGGCGGCGTTTATGTGTATTTAAACCGCGCCCAAATTACAGAGGCAGTATTAGGCGAAGTTATAAAAAAAATTCCTTTACCCGCTATCCCCAGTGGGGCGGGTGGTTTTACCCTCCCACTTTAGGGCTAATTCTTCAGCGGCTTTTTCAGCGTCCGATCTGGTTTCATAGTAATCGCCAAGATGGATTAATCCTCCTATGTGAACAAACGGCTGAAATATATTTGTTAAATCCCACGGATGTACTTTTACGCCGTAGCAATCAAAAGTTTGGGACTGGTACGATTGGACTTTAGCTAGCATTACTCAAGTAAATAAATAATTTCAGAGATTTTTTTCCCCGCGATAATCGGAAGCCTATCAGTTGGGCCGTCGCGATACGTTACCACTAAAACACCCCACGCATCTTCAGCCCCCATAATGGGACAGGCGACATTGACAAAGTCTCTATCTAACTTTGTGCAACGGCCTAAAACGAAGCTTCCTATTACCTGTTCGTCTCCGCGCATCCAATAGCCCGTGGGCAAAGGATCGTCCGAATTTCTAGGGATGCTCGCAACAGGAACGATATTGCGTGCATCGGGCCAATCGTAAAGCCAAACGGTATCAATGTCCCTATTCTGCCTCGTTAATTTGTCTAAAACCGCATTAACGGCCTCTTCTTTTTCGGGGTCTTCCTCGAAAACTTCCTCGATACCTACTTCGTATTCTTCCTCTTCTGCTACTACACAGCCAGCAGTTTTATAAAGGTTAAAGCCAAAAAGACCTATTCCCGCAACGGCGGCAAGGCCTATTATTTTCATCGCAAATTTAGACCAGTTATCTTCAGGGGATAAAACGCCTTTAACGGTTTCAAATGCTTCTTTCATTTAAGTAGTGATTTTGCTTGAGTTTAATTTAATTTCTTATTGCTCTAATTTCGCAGCTAAGTCCGAAGCTCATTTTTAAAATTTCCGCTTTTGCTAGCGCCTCTTCAATGGACTTAAAAACCCACGCGTGATCTTTAAGCCCGCAAAGACCGAGCGCGGGCGGAAGTAAATTATCTGAATTCTGTCCATGTGGCGCTGTTACCCAAAGCCCTTTTTGGATAAGGCCATACGCTACATTTTTATTCCATCGGCTTCTAGTTGCTGACACGCCTTCAAAACACCGTAATGGCAATCGCGTTTCGTCATATCGGTCAGCGTGCTTGTCAAGCAATAAAAGAATCCGGCAGCAAGGGCGGTGCAAAGAAGTGTGCTAATAAATGCTTCGGAAATTGTAGCGGCTGTTTTTTTTGTCATGTGTAAAAAATAAAAAACCCTCCGAAGAGGGGTGGTTTAGAAGTTAAGAACTGTTTCAATTAATTCGTCATAAGTCGCGGTGCCTTGTCCGGCTTCGTAAACGTCACCAATTTGGCGGCGCTCATCAGCGCTTAATTTGCCGTCTAACTCAGTTTGAATTTGGGTTAGTAACTCAGTGAATGTTCCTGTAAAAGCGTTCATTTCTAAAAGGGCTGTGCGAGTCGCCTCGCTTACATTCCAAAGATAACAGCTAAAAGGGGATTAAGCGCGTATATACGGGAAATGTAACAATTTAATTTTCAGCCATTAAAAAAACCCTCCGAAGAGGGCTTAGTTAAAACTCTAACTTGTTTGTGGC